CTTCAATAATTAGTTTTTTCACGTATAGACCTTTATCACTATTCTCTCTTTTCCATAAAGCTCTGTATCTACGCTCAGCGGCAATTACTCTTGTGCTATTCAGTCCCCCGACAACACATGGAACATGCGTATGTCCAGATTCTATAGCTGCAAGTAGTTTGTGGTGTCCATCGTGAAGGTCATAGTCATACCCAACAACTAAAGCTGGAGTAGGTTTACCTTCTTTAAAGTCTCGAACATATTGAGCAACCTTATCACGATTGATGCTCTTAGTAGTCTGATAAGGAGTATTAATTCTATTCGTTGGTATGTATATTGGGTTAGGTGCAGTGGTCTTATATGCAAACCTATTAGCATTGCCCATTAAAGTTTCACCTACTTATAATTATTAGCCGAATAAAAAAGACTAGCGCATAATGGCTAGCCTTAGTTTAGCACGGATTTACTTTTTTAGCACTACTTTAATGTCCTTGTCGGTCTGAGCGTTCTTCTTTACTTTTTGGGTGCCTCGACGTTGCTCTGTAAGCTTCGCAAAGAAGCTCTTGAACTCATTCCCGGCATTGTTTTTCCGCTCAATTGCTTGAGTGTAGAATGATTCAGGTAACTTTAGGGAATCTGCATAGGGCTTAAGCATTTTACGATATTCTTGGTCAGGGATAGCTTTGAGCTTATCAAGCGCACTATCTACCGCGGTAAGGTCAAGATCAACTTTTCCCTTTGCGTACTCACGATACATGGTATTATAAAGAGGTTCTTGCTCTCCATACTGAGCGTTAGGATGATAGTCCAAACTCATATGATGAGAACCTTTGTCCTTTGAATATCTGAAAGCTTGCTCTTTATCGACACCTAATACCTTTCCTTGTTCAGTCAATATGAAGTTTCCTGCATGAGAATCGAAGTTCCCAACTGTCCAATCCAGTACGTGTTCGCGCTGAATATCTTGAATCTGTTGAGGTGTAAGTGACTTCCAGTTAAGCTCTTTCAAATTACCCATTACACCTGGCACAAGAGGTTGAACTGATCCTAGTTTGCCTCCCTTGATTCTATCAGTATGAACTGGAATATGATCACCGTATTTGAAGATTCGAGACGCTATATTTGAAACCGCTGTCTGAACATGCGCCCTAAATTCTTCTCTTTGTCCGCCCTTTGACTCCGCAGGTTTAAATATATATTGGCGACCTTTATCGTCAGTAAAGATATCCTTCTTCCCTGCTCCCCCTAGATGAGAACCGCTGCCTTGATTCTTCATTTCTGATATCTTTGGAAGAGTCTCTTTTGCTATCTGACCATCTTTAGTCAAATAGATATGCTGCCCGTTCATGGTTACCCAACGCCCGCCTGGATACTTCTTGTCCATACTTTCTCCAAATGACTTTTGTAACGTATGTCTTACTGCCCACTGTGCGGCTTGCTCACTGGTCCAACGAACGGTCGGAGTGTTATCACCAAGCTCATTCTTTTTCAGTCCTTCAAAGACTTGAGTTACAAGTCCGTAAAAAGCTGCTCCTTCTTCTCCTTGATCTCCGTATTCACTTTTGACTATTTGCTTTGCTCTTGACCAGTGGTTCTCATTATTAAGATCCGCTAGACTTCTCTGGATTTGATCGACTTCACTCATTAACTTATCCCCCTCTTATTAATGTAATGCTATAATATTACTACATAATGAGAGGACTGTCAAATTACTGACAGTCCCTTTGGTTTGAAGTAATGCTTTTCAAGTACCCCTTTATAATTCGTGATCTCGACGGCGTCCAATTTACCTTCGCGCTCTAACTTTCTTAAATCCTGACGAGTAATGCCAGCAGCTCTTTTTAGAATAGCTGCGCGAACTGGTTTACCTGTTTCTCCTTCAAAGTGATCACAAATGGCATGAATATTAGCTAACCAGATAGGCTTCATTTGTTCATACCCCAGTTAGATCGTGTGCCGCATTTTGGACAAGTAGCTGAATACTTATCATTCTCTACTGAGAAAACTTCTCCGCACTTCTTACAAGTTACTTCTTGGTTCTCGCCCTTGCATAGTACCCTAGTTGGTCTTTGTTCTTCTTGCATTTACTTTTCCTCCATTAATTCATATTTTATAGACATTTCGCGGATCTCCATGAACTTTAGTTCTTTGTCGTATCCGTCGAATTCTTCCCAAAACTTTTTGGCCTGTTTCCAACTATCAAATCTTTTTGCTTTATTAAGCTTAATAGTACAGTCGGTATGATGTTTAATGGTAAGATGATTCTTTGCAATGTACTTAAACTCTTGACCACGTTGAACGATGATAACAAATTTACCTTCAACTTTTGCTTCAGTTTGCATGGTTTTAGTCCCCTTTTAGTTTTTAGTTAGTTTTTCATACTCCGCAACCGTCATATCCTCTTCAGTTACGTCCTCAGCTCTTAAGATAAGATAGTTTCCCTCATGGATTACGGTATATTCATTTGCCATAATACTGAATTTGAGTGCGCTAAACTTCTGACCAATTTTATCTTTATACCAGTTTCCATACAAGTGAGCCTTAGAAGCTCTAACGACAGTTAGCACCCGTACTCCTTTTCTTAGACTCATGTTAGTATACCCTTTCTTCTGACAGGTTTACGGCGTGTACATTCTCTAAGGTATAGAAACAAGGTTGCTGATCATGAGCTTTAACCCATTCGTCGAAGACTTCTTGGAATTTACGGGTAAGCTCTGCTTCTGCTTCGTGGGAGATACTATCCAAATACCCATCTGAAGATTCTCCGCATTCTTCTCCAGCGTCACATCTTAGCTGCTCAAGGATAGTTTCAGCATCAATAGTTGGCCTGAACCATTTAACTTGACCAACATAGATATCGCGTCTCTCACCACAATCAAATGCGTCCCGAAGTGCTTCCTTCTTAGTTTCACAGGTTCCATTACCCCAAACACCGTCTTCAGTTGCATTCCAAGACCACAGTCCTTCTCTAATCTCTGACATTAAAAAACACTCCTTTCATCATACATACTAGATATATAACAAAAGAAGCGTATTTTTTAAGTGACTGTTCCATATTCTCTCATATACTGTATGGGGTAACAATGACAGTGCGGGTGGGTGGAAGCGTTTGGTAACCATCCTCCTTCTTTGCCGATCTTCGAAGCAGTTAGTCCTACATTCATCCCGCCTGTTCTTGCGACATTATGAAGAATCTCACTAAGCTTGAATATCTTTGGTGTTCCATCTGGATTTAGGTATAGCTTCTTACACGATGCACACGCGATGGGCTGAACGTGATAATATACTTCAATCTCGTCAGCGTCTCCCCCACCTTCGTGTTGTATGCTTGCTAGTTTGCCCAAGTTAGTGGAATACCTGATTTCAGTTTGAGCTATTCTATCCCAATCCCTACTTATGTCTTCTTGCTTAAATCGTGACCTTAACTCTGAACTAAGCTCTTGCCATCCTTTGACGCTTCTATCTGACTCTAGGATACTCATTTCTTCTCTGCTTAGTCCTTCTTCATTGTATTTTGTGATCTTAAGGTCTCCAGAGAAATAGGACTGAATAATAAGGTTTAAGTTCTTCTTTTCATTGGCTAATATAATGTCCTCTGCTTTGTCGGCAAGCTTTCTTCCAAACCCTGTTACAAACCTTGCCGCGTTCTGCTTTGCTTGCATTAGTATTAGCTCATCTACGCGGTTCAGAGGTATCTTAGCGACTAGTTTAACCATGTCCGCATACGTATCTCCGTTGGCTAGTACAAACGATAGTCTACCAGCTACATACGACTGATTAATCCAGGTCTCCAAGTCCTGCTCAGGAGGTACTATGCCGTATTTATTCCACTGACGTTGCAGCGAACTTGGTACTTTATAGCCTAATCCTATCGCGGATCTGAAATGAGATTCGATTAATAATCTAAGTTCTGCAACTTGTGCTTCAGTCAATGTAGGAGGTACTCCAGACCGTTTACTGAGAATGTTCTTTTTAAACGTGCTTTTCCCTTTAAACCACTTCTCTATGTTCTGAACGAGTGTAGTCATTAGAGAACGTGTCGTTATATTGAGCTTCTTCTCTATCTGTCTGAGATACCTCTCTGGTATTTCTTCTCCTACATGGTTATGCTCTTTCTTCGATAGAAGCTCTACCACTTTACTAGTTAAGTGTTCATTCGATATATAGGAGGAGAGTGCTTTTGCAAGTTCTTCATCTGTGATGTTCTCACGAGTTACCCTTACTTGCATTGCGCTGCCTCCTTTTTTCTTAACATTGAATCATATATCTTTTGGAGCTTTACAGCTTTGTCCATGCTCCCGAATCTTGCTTCATCATATACCCAAATAGCTAAGTCGGTTAGTGACTTTGACAGTTTGCTTTGGCATTCCATAAGGCACCTCATTCATCGTCTAGTATCTCAAACAGTAGTATCTTAGCACCTTCATTCTTCTTCAGTGCGTTATCACTTGGTTTCTTTTCTGGAGTTGCAGCTTTCTTTTTGTCTTGAGCAGTAGGCTTAGAGTCTTTCCCCTCTTTGCCTACCGCCTTCGACGCACCATCTTTTCCTTGTCCCTTAGAAGACTTAGGATCACCGCCTCCCGCGTCTTGCTCGGCCGTAGCCTGTTCTTGAGCTAGTGACGCTGACATTGCTGACATATACACGGTGCTATCTGGAACGTCTCCGAACTCTAGATCTCCTTCTAATCCCATGGAGCGTCGAGATTCGTTAAACGTCATACCAGCTTTAAGTTGTTTACTAATCAATTCTATTCGTCGATCTTCGTCGGCAAGGTCTGTATCATATATCATAACTAAATCGTCATAACGAGGTTTAATGACTACTTTAGTTAACCAACTAGCATGTCCAAATATAATGCTCTCTAATCCCTCTTGCTTAGCGTCAGAAAGGATTTCATCTTCATTAGCTCCATTACCTATGCTCATCCCACCGCTGGATCCTTTGTCAATTGTAAAGTTAACTATTGACGGGTGCGCTCTGAATGCTGCGGTCTTTAACTGAATAATAATCCTCAAGAATTCAGCAAATTGAACGTCTTTTGGAAGCTCTCTGATCTTAATTAACTCAGCTTTGAAATTCTCATCCGCAGGGATAACTGGCACACGTTGATAGTCTCCAGAACCACTTTGGTCAAGTACTTGTCTTTGAAATGCTCCAAGTCCGATAGGGTCAACGTCACCATATAGAAATAGCATACTTTCAGGACTGTCTTGATTGAATAGTCCATCATTATATGCCCAAGCATTCAACCACGTTTGTGTAGCCATAATAGACTGCTCTAGTGCCGACCCTGCTCCATATGCCCATCGGTCAATCTCGACACTTGGGTTGGTAATGTTTACGCTCATTTCTTCAGCGGTCCAGCATGCTACAGGTAAAGCGTCAATCACTTGAACATATGCGGCGTTAGTAACATCCAATCCATAGGTCTTAAATATTCCTTCATACGATGCGCTTCTGGTGGTTTTGTTCTTCTTAGCAAAGTCCATCAGAACTTCGATAACAGGACGAATCGTAGTACCGTCCACAAGATGATAAGAGCAAGGTGCTCCAGTACGATCTTTAGTAATGACCATAGCCTTTCGATCATATGTAAGCTCTTGGTCTGTGCATACCGCGGCGAAGTCGATAAACCCATTTGGATGAATCATAGGATTGACGTTCTCTATGATCTTCTCAACCTCTTTACAACGGCGTATAACGTCCTCTGTGGGGCTATAGTTAGGGTCGGCGTGATTCTCGTTCACCACTCTATATCCGACCTGCTTACCAGGCACTACGACCTTCTTAGAGAGGTATTTAACTTGTGCTACTCTTGCCATAATGATGATCTTATCTATTAGCGATTTCTCGCGTGATAATCTTAGTAAGTCGAACTGAATAGAGCTATTTGGTTTGTGGTATCCTGTTCCCGCCATGTCTCGTGCTTGTGAATACTGAGAGAAGAACTTACCTCTAGCTGCTTGCTTTTGAGCTTCTTCTTCCATTTTCTTGGCGAGCGTTACCCGCTCCGGAACGATTAGCCCATTGTATTGTGCCCACTCAGCCATAACGCTACGCCTCCTAAATTAAATATGTCTTATAAATGATATCAGAACTATGTATAGTATAGCGGGTTTTCCCCAAGAGTCAACAAAAAGAGAACGCGGAGAGGGACCAACCAATCGCGTTCTCTTATTTGGTATGATGTGTTGTTGAAGGCATCATACTATTTGTGCCAGAGCAGGTCGCCTACTACCCCTCTGACTTGCATCATACGTTTTGCTTCCTAAAAATACACTATATGTTGAGGGATAAAGAGTGCATAGACCTTCACTGTCGGGAATTCTGCGGAAACTCCCACCCAATGTCTCTCAAAGTCTCTACACGAACTGAAAGATACATGCTAGTCCAACATTCAGTATACCACCTTCGTAGGTCTGATAGTCAGAGCTATGCAACATGATAACACACCACCTTATGATTCAATTAGTGTAAGCAATGCCACCTATACTTACGTACTCCCTCGAAGTGTCTTTATCACACTTCTACACTAATGCTTTTCAGCATCCCAAAATTAACTATTTTTAAGAGATAAGCGAACCTGGATTCAGTTCCCAATTAGATTGGGCACCTCCATAGAGTTCGCTTCTATTTCTCTTGAATGCTTCTTACCCTCCCAGAATAAGCATTCGACACACTGCCCTCACTTTCAGATTCTTACTTGCAGTGCTTCCCTAGTTACTTAATCCTGGCTGTTAGTTCATCAGCGTACTCATTTACTCGCGGGCAATATTATCCGCCGCCACCAAGATGTTAGTCCAAACTCGTTCTGCGCTCACTGAGCTTCGGTTGTTTCTTACGGTGTACATTCTTACCGTCTTTACAATCGGGACACAAGCATGCTACCGCTCTGTGGCTGTGAGTGACTAATGAAGAGCCAAGGAAACGTAGTCCTTGGAGCGTTCGTTTACATTGATCGCACTGAAAGGGAAATAAAGTATCACACTCTTGCCAAACAATGTTTTGCTTTATTGGTGAACCTTTAAACCCATCAAACGCTCTAGCCATCAGTTTTTACTTGGATCAAGCTTAGCGTTATCAAGCTCAATAAGAATAGCTCTTACCTGAGGATTAGTTTCTGCGGTTTTAATAAGGAGTGCATTCTGGTCAGCCATAAACTCAGCTTTAGCTTTTCGAACGTCTTCCTCAGTAACTACACCTGCCGACAATAAGAGGGTTAGAATAAACTCCGATCCATCCCTCGATAGCATTTCTTCAGTGTAGTACATTTTGTTAGGATCTAACTGCTTAAGCTCTATGACTGCCGCGGCTGGTTTGTTTCTGAACTGACTTAAATCAGGAATTTTGCTCATTTGAGTTCCTCTTCTCTAACTAAACGTCATAAAATCTTCTGAGAGCTTACGTGCGGCGCTGTGCGGCATTTTGATGTTCTTTATGTGCAAATACTTCCCGCGCATGCGCTGACTCGTTACGGGCTAAATCTACATGATCCTATTTCTACTTTTGTACTGCATATATAGAAATTCAATGATAGCGTAACCAAATCCACCTAATATCACTAAAATTAAGAGTGGGATAGCTACTTGGATTCCCATACTGAAAGTTAAACAGACAAATGATACGACTAGCCAAAATAAGAATTTAAGTGCTTTCATAGTGTTGCGCCTTCCTTCTTTAGTTTTACATATTATAACATAAGGAAAGCGCACCATACTATCCTTAGTTTTTAACGATTACGCTTCCGTGATGCTTTGGCAACTTTGTTCGCGCGGTTACGTTTTGCACGATACCTAAATAGTTTGAAATCCTCTTCATTTAGAGGAAAGTCTCTGCGCTCTTGACTTGGCATCATAGCTGCTAGAATCTCATCTGGTAAACCACTTCCGTACGACAAATTGATCACTCTCTTTCTAATCTTTTTAAGAACTTATCACGAACTAAGATCATTCCCATAGCCATTTGGGGATTAACTTTTCTCGCATATTGAAGCTCTTCATTTATGTCCGCAAGAAAAGCCTTTATTCGTTGATCATCAGACAGTCGTGATGGTTCTTCGTTTCCGCATACGGAACAGACATGTACCATGATAATCGAATCAGGCATATTATCCCCTCCTTGACTGAATGACTTTATCTGTAACCCGTTGAGCTGCAATCTTGAATGCAAAGAATAGGATAAGATATCCCAGTGTTGCCATAATACTTACCTCCCCGCATTAGAATTTTTACGACCATTGGGAGATTTAACTATGTACACGCAACCGCACTCTAAGCATGTTACGCTTACTAGGTCATGGTCTTGACTAAGGTTTTCCTTTTCTGTTCGTAAATATCTTGCCGCAGATGTTTCAGCATAACAAGTAGGACAGCTTGAAGTAATTTGAGAGGATTCGATACTGATAATTGGTAAGTCGCCATGATAGGAAAGGATACGCACTGAGTAACTAAATATCTGAAGTCTCTCGACATTGTACTTCTTGATGATATGAGCTATCCAGTGCATTAAATCGTTTCTGCTACACTTTCCATGAGCGTAATAGCTGATTAGGTTATGGATGTGAGTACGATCTTCGAGGGTAGGGAATTGAAGAACTGGCATGTTATCACACCTCCTAACCTTATTTAGTTACTCGATTATACCGATGCTCTTGAACTTACCTTCATTGTCAAAACTATAGTAAGTCGCGTAACCCACTAAACCGACAGTTTTTGGCTCCTTGTTAACAATGTTAATGAAGATGACTGGTTCTTTAACATCATTGAGGTCTTCACCGAAAGGCACTTCGAATTCACTGAACATGGTTTTAACTCTCACATAGTCTGTATCCGCTGCGAACTCAGGAGCAACATAAGCTGGAGCGTCTTCTTTCTCCTCAGCGTCAGTGGTATTGAATAGCCCGCACTCGCTTTTCTTATCGCATGTATCGCAACCTTTGGCCTCTTGCATGAGCTTAAACGCTCTACCGGCAACATCATACAGAACGCAGTGGATAACATTGTCGCCGCCTTCAGCTAACCCATATCCAACATCTTCAATCTTGACTTCGCACGTTGCAACATCATAACCGCAAGTGTCACAAAGGTTGGTCCTGTAAGCGTCAACTTCATAATCCTGCAGGAGAACTTCGCTGAGCTTCAATTCTTCGCCACGCTCAAGCTTTAAGACTTTCCACATTATGCCTATTGGATGATTGAGCACCTCAGCGGTTAGGTCATGCATAACGCAACCAATCACGTTCTCACTTGGGCCATAAGTTACATCTTCAGGCTTCACGATGCAGTTTAACCCCTTAACCATTGTACAGGAATCACAAAGGTGGATGGGTTTCTCACCAGCGGTATCTTTCTCAGTTTTCTCGTTCATTTAGTGGTCAACTCGCTTTCTTTCTTAGATGCTTAATATATAACAAGATCATCGAATTTTTTAAGTGACTAAAAGTTTGTTTTAATGAAGTCGATTAAGGACTGAATATCTTCATTAAGACGCTTGTTTCGTGACGCTATCACCATCGCATACCCGTCTTCTGACTCATCTTTGCTACAATTGATGGTATAGTTATATCCTTCAATCTGGTGTCCAATGGTATCAAGCAACTTAAACAGAGGAGCATTAAGTGTATGATCTGTCAGTAAGGGAACATCTTTAACCAGTTCGACTTTGCTTCTGTCTTCAGCAATAGCCCTACCTAACTTCTTGTTAAGCTCTTGCTGGATTAAAGGGCTTGGGCAAGATAGTAAATTAACTACGTGGCGACAACCCTCATTCATAATTTTACCTATGATAGCATCTTTCATATCATGAGTATAGAATGCAGGATCAGTAAACACTTTGTCCATTGCAGGACACTTAGCGCACCTTCTCAATTTCTCATCTTGCGCGGTTATTTCAGAATAAGTTTTAAGACCAAACTTCCAAGCATTTTTCTCTTTCATTAGTTTAATAGCCTCCTTTAGTTTTTAAAGTTATTCACCCTCTTTAGGCAGGTTCCCAGCAACTCATTTCTTCTTCCATTGTTGAAATAAGATCGTCGATAGTTTCAATAGGTTCGTCGTTGCCTGTAAAGGCTTCGAACTCTTGACGCAATACACCAACTTGGTTGTACATTTCAAGTAGATCAAGTAAGCGCATGAGCTTCGTATTGTCTACCTTAGGAGGCAATAGATCTTCTTTTGCAAGAGTGCTTGGACATATCTCCATCCCGTATCCTTTGTAGCAACCAGTCTTCCGTAGCTTGTCGATGATGATTACTTTATGCTCTTCAGTGTGGTCCTCTTTCAGTGCTATGCACTTTGCACAACCTACTTTGATTTCATTCTCCATTAACCATCACTCGCTTTCTTTCTTAACTCCATGTGGTCTAGTATTCCCACATATGCAACCGCGGCTGTGAATGCAATTAAAAATGATACAATGACTATCGTTAACATAAAAAACTCCCTTCATTTGCTATCTGAATAGATATATAACAAATGAGGAGAATTTTTTAAGTGCTATTTGATATAGCCTAACTCATCCACTAACCCGCGCTTATCCAATTCATCATAAATTGCTCTACTCTCTATGCCTGTGTACTCGTTAGACATCCCACAACTTTGATCCATCTGTAACGCATCATGACCAGTTTTAAGGAACTCATTAGTGGCGGTTGGTATCATCTTCAGTATGTTCTCGTGTCGTTGCTTTCTACGCTTCTTAAATCCAAATAGATCCACTATCCTCTATAACTCCCTTCATTATCAAATATAGGTAGAAAAGAAGTCTCTCTTACAAATTCGGGATACTCTCTCATGGTAAACCTGCATCCTGGATCGTAGAACCAACCATTATTCCACACTGTCCAATGAGTGTTCTTATCGTCTGTGAAATGCAGCTTCACTATGCATAGATCAGGCTTCTTAACTCCTGTACTCAGTCTAATAAGCTTATCCCCACATTTGATACCTAAAGAGGTCAAAGCTTTCACAACATCCCTTGTTCTAGTTCCGCCCTTTGTACTGAATACTTTTATTGACTCTTCAAGAGTAATATCCGCAAGCATCGCCACGCATGTTTGGCCACATAAACTCGAATCTCTCGGCTGCTGAAGTAGGTTCATATCATTTTACTCCCTTAAACCAACGTACTTGCATTAGTGGAATATGTATAGTCTCACCATTCTCTAATTTGAGCCAAAGTAGTGCAAATCCTGCTCTTGCTTCAACAACTTTAAATTCCTCTACATAACCGTCCATCCATTTTACTTTAACAGGCATCATTCTTAATAGCTCCCTTCCTGGTACATTCTACTTGAATATATAACAAAAAGAGAGCTATTTTTAAGTCGATTATACGTAAAATTCATTTGGTATGATCTTAGGTTTTGCAAGTGATATAGCATTCTCAAGCGCATCCAAAATATCATCATGAGAAGCCTTCGGTCCATACACCACCATTTGGTTGTAGCACTTCTTAAACTTGCTGTGAATACGTCTGCCTGGCATTCTCGTGTTATCTACAAATCCATCCTCATGGTCAAGTGCTTCTCTCATATAGACCTGCCCGTTCTCAAAATAAGGCTGCATAGTCATTAAGCGGGTATACTTGTCACTGATATGATTGAGGCCCTTAACCGGTATCACAGCGTCTTTAATGACCTGTTGCTTCAGTGCCTGTTGGTATGCATTCGTCTCTATTCCAACTCTTGACGGTAGCCACTCTTGATACTTCTTCACGATCATTTGAACCTGTACTATAAAGTCTATGTGACCATCCCAAGGATCTAATAACACTATCTTACTAGTGGGAGTTATTCCAATCGTGAAGTCTACAAAGTCGTCCGCACTCTCTTTCTCACTGATAGCAGGGTCAATACCTTGATAGAGCGTAAGAGGTTCACCATTGAATATCCAATGTTCTTTTTCTTCATCGAATTTGATTTGTGAGCTTGTGTACCACTTGAGCCACTTTGCAGGGAATGCTCCACCTGTGAGTGATTGTGGTCTTTGCTGATAGAGACTAGTCCACTCATAACTTCCAATGCTTGCTCTAATTCCATAATACCTTGTAAGAGGGAACTGTTCTGGCCAAAGTGGCTCTCCAATACTTCGTTCAAGTACGTCTCCTTCTTCTGCGAGTGCTGGGAGGTTGATAATGTCCCATTGTTCTGCAAATTCATCACCATCCTGCATAGCTTTTATCAGTCTTCCTGCCAGATCATCTTCATGCCATCTAGTCATAATTAAGATGATAGCTCCATCACTCTCTAAACGTGTATAAGCGGCTGAACAATACCACTCCCAGATACTATTCCTCATTACTTCACTGTTCGCCTCTTGACGGTCTTTATGTGGATCGTCGATGATTAAAATGTTAGCGCCTTTCCCTGTGAATGAACCTCTTACCCCTGCACAACCATATCCTCCACTGACAGATACTCCATCCTTTGTGCTTTGTAATGCCCAATCATCTACAGCTTGGCTATCTTGTGCTAACTGTACTCCAAATAGTTCTGGTCCATATTCACTAACTAATCCTCTTGTTTGTCTTGAGAACTTGTTTACTAAGCTTGCCGAATAAGATGCTGCAAGTATTCTGTGGTCAGAATGCTTACCAAGGTACCAAGCTGGGAAATGAATAGTTGCTGTCTGTGACTTATAATGTCGAGGGGCGGTAAATATCATTAGTCGTTTAATCTTCCCCTGCTCTACTTCCATCAGCTTTTTATCTATCAGCAATTGATGCTTAGCCTGCCACGCTTTAGCTCCTTTAGGACTGACATAGTACTTATATCCAGTAAGGTTAGCTCTTGCCGCGCCTACTTGCCATTCATGATTTGTAAATTGGGGTATCTGCTGCGCTGCTTGTGCCATATTACCATTCACCTTTCTTTGATCTTACAATATAAAATAGCTCTAAACGTGTCTTCGGTGTATGTTTTACCCCGGTCAGAACACGGATTTTGCTCAATTTTGAGCATTTAGAGCTATTTTATAGCATAAGGTCAGGAGGTTAAGGTGCATTTAGGAGTACCTATTGCACCTTTTCTTACCTGAAAGAGCATTTATCATATCTTTTTAAGTGCTTGTGTCTACACCGGGTCAGAAGTGACACCGACTTCTTTTTCGTCTTCAACTATGACAGCTTCTTCGACTAAATCAGGTGCTGGGAGTTGACTGAATATCTGTGAAATAAGATCAGGATTAGAGGAAATAATCTTTTCAGTCACGCTATAATTATGCTCTACGGTGTGCGTAACCGTTCCGGTATGATTAATACTAAGCTTATCATTCAGCATGCCCATATGCCTTGCTAGAAGCTCTAAACTGCCTTTCTTATCGTAGAATTTGATGCTTATTCCAGCGTTCGTTTGAGTTATCGACTGAATACAAGCAGCCTGGGCTTCGGTAAGCATGGAAGAATCCTTCAATCTGAATACATCTCTACCGAACTCGTCCACGCTCCACTCCATGAAGTCTGTTGGATTATAAAAAGCAAGTCTCGCTATCTCTAAAAGCACACGCTCACGACTGACATCAGCACTGATTTTACAATTATGCTCAGCAATTTCCCTTACTGCCCTCTTTATATTAAGGTTTGTTAAGAGTTGGGAAGCTTGTACTCTAGCAGTGGGACGGCTATACCCTGACCTTATTGCAGCTTGTTCACCATGAAAGTCAATGGCGTACTCTCTAACAAATTTCAATTGTTGTTCTGTCAAGTTCTCTGTAATCTCTTCTGATAGTAATTGTGATCTTTCTTGATA